GGGGTGTTGATAATCTCACAACCCACCATGTAGGCTTCGTAATCAATGTAAAGGGTGCGCCCAATTATGTGGCAACGCACCAAAACTGTCGGGTCAACTGAGAATCCCCAATCCGCACCAAGGCGGTGAATGGCATCTGGCGGTGCATCAAAGTCGTCAATTTTCCAGTTCTTAAATACCTTGCTGTTGCTGTTTTGCAGGTATTGACCCATCCAAACGTGCTGATATTTGTCAGGGTCACGCCTTTTATCGTATTCCATTTCGTCTTTTAAGACTTGTGGAAACCACGGGTTATCACCAAAATTGACCTTGATTACTGCTGCATCCTTTGGCGGCTCTGGCCCACGCAAAAGAAAATCCACAGGGTCGGACTGCTGCCTTGGATTCCATGTAAACCATAACTCACTGTTTGGCTTGCGGATTGTTGGCCTCAGTAAGTCCAGACTGGTTTGACTCAGACTTTGGGCTTCCTCAACCCAAGCGCAATCGTAGCCTTCTAGCGATTTAATCGAGTCGGCTGTGTGATTCTGCATACCTTGGAAAATAATCGCACCATCGCCCTTTTTGGACTTGATGACCGAATCTTGAACCTCAAAGTAAGCGCCAGCGTTCATGGCCTCGATCTTGGTTTCCAGTAGCCGCTTGACCGATTGATTCAGGGATTTCTGTATTTCCCTGACACAAACGCTTCTGCGCTTTTGATCCATGATGTGCATCTCAATCATTAACTCGGCAAACATATGGGATTTGCCAGAACCACGCCCACCCCATGCGCCTTTGTATCTAGATGACTCCAACAAGGGAAGCGCCCACTGTGGGGTCTCAATTTGCAAAGTTGTCATTTAACAACAACACGCTCAATGCGCTGAATGAAAGGGCTGGCAGGGTCGCCAGACAGTTCTAGTTTGTCACCGTAGCGTTTTGGGGCTAGTTTGGACAGTAACCATTTGCGGGTATCAACCTGAAGCCGTTGCTTTTGAACCGCCATCCAATCTTTCTTTCCATCATTCGTAGTGCCAACGTCTTGGTCAGCAATCTGCATGGTTTCATGGGCGATTCGCTCAATTAGGTCTTCTCTGGCTCGTGCGTATCTCTCCGCCAACTTAGCGTCAGCATCCAGCCATCGCATAAAAGTGCTATTCGCCACTCCTGCTTTTTGACACGCTTTGAAGCAACTTAGGCCATCGGTGGACATTCCATCTAGAACGATTTGGCTTAATTTGTCCTTGTCTTCTGGTTTGAACTTTGGGTTTTTTCGTGTTGCCATTTTGTAACCTCCGCGAAAGGTTTGTTTCTGCGATTCTGTCATTCTACAAAAAAATGGGAGCATCAGCCCCCAAAAGCTGGCAACTGCATTTTGTCAGCGTACTCATTTTGCAATGTCCGGTACAGGAATGTCAACAGGCCATTGGTTTGTGTCCACTAACAATTGAACGGTTTTGAAGTGAGCTATGTTCCATGCTTGCTGTCTTTCAGCCTTTGACCACTTTGCACCTTGATCGATGTCGTAATGGCAAGTTTGGCATAAAGCAGCCACTAGATTATCGTCTGCTTTTATTCCTCTGCCTTTGCCACCACCCCAATTACTATGAGCTGCTTGAATTCCATGTTCTGTTCCACAAAGCTGACAGGATAGAGCCGCCACTAATTTTAGCAGTTTCTGGCTTCTCACATACTTGTGTTTCGGGTATTGCATATTCTTTGGTGTAAAACTTGTGATTGTTTTCGCACTGGCGCTTTCGGCTTACAAATTCAGGGTTTGATCGGGTGTCCAAAACCTTGAGGGTTTCAGAGCCACAGCGGGGACACATCATGTCTCAATCCCTTTGTCTGCCATCCATGCCAAGAGCCATTCAATAAACTCTGAGCCTTCTTCTTTGGTGAATTTGTGGCTTTGTAGCCCCAACTGGACAACCCTTTGCCCGTCTAGGCTTGGTGCAATCTTGCCGATCTTGCGACCAGTTTCATGCGCCCAAGCATCGATGAGCAATCTTTTCCAATCCTCTGCTGTCCATTCTGACCCTGCCGCCTTCATTTGCTTGGCAACCATGTCAATCAGGGCATGGAACATATCGTTCTGGTCTGTGCTGCGGGTGGCTTTCTTAACCTCCAAGCGCAGTTGTTTCCCTGCCTGTAAGGTTTCCTTGATCTTGGGCCATAAGTCTTTCAGGACTGTGTGGGCTTGTTGGCTGTTGTGCAGGGTAATAATCATTTAATCTCCACAAAAACACGCAATAGCTTCTTCATTTGGGTCAAACATATCTTTTTGACTTGCTGAAAATTTAATCATTTCTGCATAGGATGGGCGATCAGATCGGAAAACCGCACCGCTTGGCTTGCTTGCCAGTGTCATTGCCAGTGCCTCCATTTTTGCCCACCAAACTGCTCTTTCTGGATTTTCTGCAATTAAAGCTAAAACTTGTGCAGCTGGCTTAAGAAAGCACAAATCACAATTGCCATGCATGGTTACGCCATTGTTATTGGGCAAACCAAGATCAAAAGGTTGTGATTTCCAAAATTGACTAACAGTTTCTTTGGTAACGCCATCGGCCCATAAAGGCAATCTTGACTTGTCAGCAATCTTGGCTGCTCTGCGTTGTTCATCAGCTCTAATACCTATCCAAGAAAAATTCTCAATTGCAGAATATTTTTCACCATTAAAAAAATCAAGGGAAGCAAGATATTTAGATTGAGCACGAATTTTTAATTCGCTTGTGCAAACTCTTGCAACTGGATTTGGTAAGTAATTTCGCTTTTTTATTAGTTCCTCAAACGGCTCACCATTGCGGCTGGCTGTTTCAAAAGTTACTCGCTCAAAACCAATATCATTAAATTTGCGTTCAACCCAATGAATTTCAACATTCCAACGATCTGAACATTCTTGAACAAATTTCAAAGTAGCCTCATCTTCCTTGCCAGTGTTGGCAAAACAGACAATTGCTTCGTTTGGCAGTTGCCCCCCCCCCCGTTTTGTAATACTTTATGCAACATATATGCACTTGTTCTGCCGCCAGAAAAGCTGATGCAAGTTGGGCCATCAATTTTGTAAGGATTGCTCATGCTTGCCTCACGACAACTTCAACTTTTGCCACTTCGCCATAAACCTTGGTGGCATGAATGGATGTGATTTGGGAGTCGTTCTCAAACACGATTTTGTCCATGCCATCGATCACGGACTTAATCACGTTATCCAAATCGGGCTTTTTGGTGTGTTTCTCAGAATCGATTAAACAAGCCTCAGTGCGTTTTTTTGAGTATGAGGCGGGAACAGGAAAGGTGACGTAAATAAACGCCTCCAAAGCCCCTTCTAGCGGTTCTGATGCGCCCATTGCCGCCTTTGCCATCATTCCGACATCGGATTCATAGTTCTTAGTCTTTTCAGGGGTGTAGGCAACAGGGAACTTACCCCTTGTGGAAAACCTTGGTCTGCCCTTGGCAACTGGGTGTCCGTAAATCGTGAACATGATCTGAATCATTTTTTGTCTTTCTGTTCGTTCATGCGTTTTTTTAGGTCATCAGCAGCCGCTTGGCCTCGCTTCTTGGCAATATCCGCTAGGGTTTGTTGCCACCAATATTGGGCTTCTCCTCTGCCCTCCTCCAAGGCTTTCTTGCGGTATCGAGCCATCCATTCCCGAGCCTCGCTGTTCTTCATAGTCTCCTGTAAGTTCAAGCGCTCTTGTGATGATGAATTCGCTAAATTGTTGGCCTTCTCTGACCCTGTTAAGAATGGCTGTTGCTTGTGCATGATTCACTTAATTTGCTCCTGGCCCTTTAAAGCAATGCGCCATGCCTCACGCTGTTGGCTGGTCAATCGTTCACCAGATTTCTCACGGGCTTTTAGTTTGTGTGCCCAGGCTTTCATGTCTTGCGGCTGTTTTAACAAGTTTCTCAAGTCTTGCAGGGTTTTAATTTTTTCCTCAGGTGTGTAAACCCTTTGGGCTGGTTTAGGTTCTGGTCTAGGCTTTTGATATTGCTCCTCGGTAATTCTGGGCCAATGATGAGACTGTGACCATGCGTGAGCTGAACACAGCCTGCTGCCCATATCTACCGCCCATCGGTTTGGGCATCCTTTTGCTATGCAAAAAGAATCATTGTTCTCGGTGGTTTTTGATTCTTCATATTTGGCTTTTGATTTTAAATAAGTCATTTTTGCTCCTGATGATATGCACCTTCAATGATGCGAGGAAATTTACTTGCAGTTAATAAAAACTCAAAATTTGCTTTCCAATCTTTAGTTTTTCCAGTCAAAAATTTAGACTTACCAACATGACGAAAAAACCAATCAAAAAACTCAAGCCCTTTTTGTCTGTCCAGTTTGTCAGTTGTAACGACTTCACGCCATCGAGCAGAAATCATTCGTTTACGTGAATCACTGATAACAGTTATCTGAGGAAGCATTGGTAAATGTTTGTTGTACAACTCAACAATTTCAGAAATAGGTGCTGCCGGACTTGATCTTGCTGGTGCAAGGTCATGAGTAATATCTGTGTTTTGTGTAATGTGTAATGTGTTATGTGTAGCATTGCCTTCGGTTTGCGTTGGTAATGCGTTCGCATCCTTTTGCCTGTTCCATCTGGCTTTTGCGCTCTCACTGGCTTTTTGTGACTTATCGCCAGCCTTGGCTAGTTCTTTGTCGGCTCGATGATGAACCCAACCTTTATCAGTACGTTCAAAGTACTCACGCAATACAACTGCTATGCAATCGCTATGCGAACGCATACGGATTTGTCTTGCAACTTCCGTTTCATCAATTGGAATTGGGCTTTCATGTAAATAGTACCAATCAAGCAAACGTCGATAGGCAAGGTCTTCCATTTCTGAAAGATGCTCGGTATGGCTTTTGTAATCGCCAATATTGAACTGGTAATAGTGCATTAATGCAACCTCACAAACCCTCCAGAAAGAAACGACAGCAGGTGGGAGGTTCACTTTTCGGCGGGTAGCTACTCCACGCCTAGCTGGGTTTCAAACAATCTTAATCCAAAAACCAATCAGGCCGCAACAACTTTAATTGCCAAACCCTTGCTTGAGGCACAGTTTTCCATTGAGACACAGCCGCCTGACTGATGCCCAACAACTTGGCAAGCTCATCCTGTGAGCCAGCTAGTGCAATAAACTTTTGTTTGTCCATAAGCGAGATTATAGCCAATTGCAAAAAAGCAACATTAGGGAAAATACTTATAAAATAATTGTTGATGACCTAATAAGCTAGATTATAATTCACCCATGCCCTGAACTTCTCGGGGTCTTTTTAGGAGGTCACATGACCGATTTCACTTTCTCTCCCACAGACTTTAATGCCACTGAAATCAAAGTGGTTGCCAACACAATTGCTGCCAAGCAATTTTTATCTCAGCGCATTGCTGATGGTTGTGTTTCTGTCAATCTTCCTAAGTCTGCTGCGCCATCTTTGGCTGAAGTTTTTGAGACTGAGGGCTTGTCATATTCTTGATTAACAGGGCTTCGGCCCATTAAGGAAACCAAATGATTGATATCAAACTCCAATACTACTTTGACGATGTTGTCTCTTACGACAACGGCAACACTGTTGAGAACATCAAAGTTGGTTACGACTACTACCCTGAAGAAATCAACTACCCAGACGCACCAGACTATGCAGAAATGTTTGATGTGTTTGTGTTTGATGCCAAAGGCAAGCACATCACTTACGACATTCCTAGTGACGAATACACACGCCTGATGCAGGAAGTCAAATCCAACTTTGCTCAAATTCAGAAAGACCGCAATGAAATCTAAGATCATCACAACTTTGGTTGAATGGACATTGGCGATCATCATCTTTGGTGGTTGGGGCGTAATGCTCGCATGGAGAGGCTAATCATGATTGACAAACTCAAAGACTATTTCAGATTGCCATCACCAAAAGAGTTGGCTGCCAAAGAACTTGAAATGGCACAGCGCAAGCTATTGGAGGCTCTCAGCGCCAACGAATATGCCAAGCGCATGGCTGAGTACCACCAAGACCGAATCAAACGCCTGACAGCTTATTTAAAGGAAGAATCATGAACGCAGACTACATCATCAATGAAGTGGCACAAAATGCCGCCAGCATCTATGAGGGACAAGACCCAAGGGATCGCCTGGCTTATCAAGTCGGGATGCTTCAGGGCAAGATTCGCAGTCTTTGCTACTTAATCAACATCACCGCTGAAGAACTTAAACATTTGCAAATCGAACTTTCACAGGAACAATCATGAAAAACATCGCAACTGCATTGGTCAAAGCACAAAAGGCTTTTGGCCCTGCGCTCAAGTCCTCAACAAACCCTCACTTCAAATCACGTTATGCTGACCTTTCAGCTTGCGTTGAGGCAGTCATTGACGCTCTGAACAACAATGGCATTGCTCTTATTCAACAGAACCAACCATCGCCTGATGGGGTGATTATTGAAACCATCTTTCTCCATGAGTCTGGTGAATCCCTAAACTGCGGACAATTATTTGTTCCGGCTAACAAGCACGATGCCCAAGGTTTTGGATCAGCATTGACTTACGCTCGGAGATATTCTCTGATGGCGGCTTGCGGCATAGCACCAGAAGATGACGATGGCAACACAGCCAGCCGTAAACCTCAAGTTAACGAAAGCGCCCTTGTAGACCATTTGGCGGCAATCGAGGCATCTACCGACCAAGAGCAATTGAAAGCCGCTTACAAAGCCGCTTATGCTGCTTGCAATGGTGATTCTGAATGGCAAAAGAAAGTGATTGCAGCCAAAGACAAAGCAAAGGCCAAATTATGAAAACAGATGAAGATGATGAATTCGACCGCATCGCCCATGAAGCGGAAATGAAAAGTGGTCAGCCATACCATTGGGATGTTTATGTATCGCCCTCACAGCGCAATCAAGTGCTTGATGAAGTGGCAAAAGAGATTCAGAAGATGACCGCTTTTGGTCAGGACACATTGGACAGTTTTAGCGTTTACATAAGGAGCATGAAATCATGATTGAAATGATGGATCAAGGCACAGAAGAATGGTTCACCATTCGTATTGGCAAAGTCACCGCATCTCGTGTGGCTGACGTTATCGCCAAGACAAAAACAGGTTATTCAGCAACCAGAGACAACTACATG